ATGAGTCATAATCAGTTTGCTGATTACTTAGGAATTAGCAGAAGATCATTTCAAAAAACTATTTACAATCAATCAGTAGGTTTTGAGGTTGCTAAACTCATTATCGGAAAGCTATTAAAATGAAACAATTAGAACTAGATTATCAGGCTCATAATTATACAGATACAAGTAAATCAGCTTGGGCTAATAAAAAAGATAAACTGACAAAAAGAGAACAAGTTTATGAGTATGTTAAGACTCAGGCTTCAACAAATTATGAAATATCTGATGAGTTGGAAATGCCATTATCAAGTGTTTGTGCAAGATGCAGAGAATTACAGCTTCTTGGATTGATAGAAGATAGTGGAAGAAGAAAAGAAACACCTTATGGTAAAACTGCGATAGTATGGCAAAAAAAAGACCAACAGTAGCAGAGAGAAAGTGGATGCAACAAGTAGCTGATTATGGATGTATAGCTTGTGAGATAGATGGTAAAGTTTCTGTTCCTAGCGAGATACATCACATCAGAAAGCATACAGGAATGGGTCTGAGACCCTCACATTTTAACATTTTGCCTTTATGTGCTTCACACCATAGGACAGGTAAAATATCGGTGCATTTAGGCAAAAAAGCTTTTGAGTCTAAATATGGAACAGAAGAACAATTACAAAAACAACTGAGAGAGAGGATAGAGGAATGGAACGCAATAGCGGATATTTTTTAGTTTGGAGAAAGATATGGAAATCTCCTGTATTTAAAAACCTAAAACAATGTGCAATATGGATATATATGATTAGTCAAGCAACACATCAGGATAAGACTCTTAACTTTTTAGACAATAAGATATTTGTTAAAAAAGCTGAGTTAATATTTCCATTAAGAAAAAATGCTGAGATATGGGGAATTACATATTCAGAAATGAGGACTTTTATCAAAAGGCTTAAAAATAGGAAGATGATTAATGTCCGAATGCACCACCTTTTGCCCACTAGCAACCACCCTAGTCGTAAAATATCTATTATTGAGTGCTTAAACTACGACAAATATCAATACCTAGAGGATGTACAACCACCTCAACACCAGCTATCGCCTTATACTAATACACTATCTACTAAAGAAACTATTAGTATAGGGTCAAGCAAGGATGTGAATAATGGTTATAAGTCTGTTGGCGATTGGGGTCATTACACAATACTAGAAAAAGATGGCAAAAAATACAAAAAGCATAAATGGAAAGATGAGCCTATAAAGGACTATGATGAGAGCAATACTTAGAATATTCCGATATGCTAGAAAAAGATTGATAAAGTTGTCATTAGAAAATAAAATGCTTAAAACCCAGCTTGAATATTACAGAGCAATAGTTGAGTCCAATAACAATAGAAAACATTAGATGGTTAAAAAAAAGTCAAAGTTTAGACACATTTCAATAGGTAAGAAAAAATATTATTTCTACAAAATTGTTTGGTACGATATTTTAGCCGATGGGTCTCATGCTTCTGCAACTGAATTTGATAATATGAAACCAGCACTAATGACCACAATGGGTTATATATATAAAAAAAATAAAAAATGTGTTTGGTCATTTGCTAGTTATGATGATGAAACTTTTAGTGATAGAAATGTCTTTCCGATAGGATGTATTAAGGAACTTAAAAAGATTGAAATTTGATACCATTTCCTAAAAAAAAATATAATATTATTTATTGTGACCCAGCTTGGTACTTTAAAACATACTCTGATAAAGGTAATAAACGATCTGCTTTACAGCATTATAATTGCCTTAATATTAACGATATTTATAATTTACCTGTTGATACAATTTCTAATAATGATTGTATCTTACTTATATGGGTTATTGACCCAATGCTACCTGAAGCTATGGAAGTTATTAAAAGATGGGGTTTCAAATATAAAACAGTAGCTTTTACATGGGTTAAAGAAAATAAAAAATCAGATGGATATTTTACAGGTTTAGGATATTGGACAAGAGCAAATCCTGAGATGTGTTTATTAGCAACTAAAGGAAAACCAAAAAGACTCTCTAAAGCTGTAAAACAATTAATTATTAGTAAAAGACAAGAGCATAGTAAAAAACCTGATGAGATTAGAGATAGAATAATACAGCTATGTGGAGATTTACCTAGAATAGAATTGTTTGCTAGACAGAAAGTTAAGGGTTGGGATTATTGGGGAGATCAGGTATAAGAATCAAATATGAAATCCGACATAAATAAGGCAGAAAAAAAGAAACAATTAGGCAGACCACATAAAGCTATTGATGAAAAAGTATTAGCAAATTTAAGCCAAATAGGATGCACACAAGAAGAAATAGGTAGCATTGTAGGAATATCTGCAAGAACATTACAAAGAAGATTTGCCGATTTATTAGAGGTTAATAAAAATAAAGGTAAAGCTAGTTTAAGAAAGAAAATGTATGAGAAAGCTATGAAAGGTAATGATAAACTTCTCGTGTGGCTGAGTAAAAATTACCTTAACATGGTTGATAAGGTACACACAACATCAACAACAGAGCCTTTACCATTAATCATAGAAGCTAAAGCTGAAGAAGTAAAAGATTTGAATGGCAAAGAAAAAAGGTAATGTATATGGACAAGTAGTTGTCTATGAAAAAACTTACAAAGGCACTTCTATTGGGAGACGACCCAACACTTCAACAATGAATAAGAACAAACGAAGAAGTTATAAAAAATACAGAGGACAGGGCAGATGAGTAAAAGGTCAATGTTTTATCCTAATGGAGAGTTTATTCCATACCAAATGCCACAGGATTATAGACCATCAACAGGTAGAGGTAGCTGTGGGAACTGTGGTTTATTTTCACAAAAGCATATGTTTTGTGGTGTTTATAGAACTAAAGGAGTTAGAGATACTTATGTTTGCAATAAATGGAGACCAAGAAGATTTAAAAGATAATGGAACAACCTGTCCACTATTTAGTATTATTACTTTTATCATTTGATGGTCAGATGATTAAAGAAGTCTTAGAGTTTGCTAGACCAATGACATTAATGGAATGTGGAGACTTTGCTGATGGACACAGAGAAGCTATTGCAACATTTAGCTGGGATGACCCAAGAGGTTCAGCTTGGTTTTTAAATGATGGTAGAGGAACTTGGCAAGGACATATTTGTATTCAAGACCCAAATAAAATGTGATATAGAAATATCACTATGGCAAAATATAAAGGTAGAACTGTAAAATTAAATAAACCCTCTCGTGGAGATGTAAAAAAATTCAAAGTATTTGTAAGAGATAATAAGTCAGGTAGAGTCAAAAAGATTAATTTTGGTTCAAAGACAATGAGTATAAAAAAGAATATACCAGCTAGGCAGAGAAGTTTCTTTGCGAGATTCCGACCCATCTTGGCTAATGTAAAAGGACAGAAAAGTTTATCTCCTGTATATTGGGCTATGAGAAGCTGGAGAAAAGGATTTAAGATATGAAATTAAGTGAGAACACATCTGTTGCTATGCCAATTAAAAATATGTTGGCTATTATAGGTGGGGTTATAATTGGTGTACTAGCTTGGTCAGATTTAACTGCTAGGCTTACCTCACTCGAAACGAGTCGTGAGTTAATGAACGCAGATTTGTTAAAAGCATCTGAACAAACAACAGTAGATAAAGAACAGTTTTTATTATTAGAAGATTTATACGAAACAATAGAAAAGCACCAAGAGTTGTTAGATAAAAACATACACAATCAGGTAATGCTTACTCATATCGAAAAACAATTAGAAAAAGCATTAAACGATATTGAGGAATTAAAAGATTCAAATAGAGAGATGAAATATACTAATGGGAGTTCTCACTAATGATTGAAACAGTTGTAGCTTTATTAATGATAGTAAATAATGAGATTAAAGAACATAGAATACAAATAGACCCTAAAACAAATAAATACTCTATGAAAATGTGTTTAAAAGGTAAGAGATATGCTGAGAGAACTGAAACAGGTTCTAACATAGAACATCAATGTATTAAATCAAAAGCAGAAGTAGAGTTAAATATTGATGGAAGTAAAACAATAAAAAAATTAATTTTAGAATAATATGATTGACGAAGACAGGACATACGAGAACGAAGTGAGATTTAACAATGATAGATTGGTTGGTAGAAAAAATAGGCAAGATAGCAAGGTCAATATTTCATTGGTCTTGGAGAGTACAAATGCACAAAAGGATGAAAAAGAAAAAATAGATGAAATGGATTCTACTGTATCAAATATGTTCACTAGCCAATAGTTTCTGCTATCCACCACTTACAGATAGAGAAGCTTTAAGTTATTCAGAGTGTGTTTCAAAAGGTGCTGAAAAAACAATAGAGTTAGTTAGTAAAGCACCTAAAGAATTTGACGAACAAAAATATATAGTTAAATATTGGTGTCTAAGTGAAGATTACATTAACAAAACCCCAGCATCTTATAAGTCAATCAAGTAAGAGATTTAGAGTATTAATATCAGGTAGAAGATTTGGTAAAACATATCTTGCTATAACTGAGATGATGAAATACGCATCAAAACCTAATCAAAAGATATGGTATGTAGCACCAACACTAAAGATGGCAAAAGACATTTGCTGGAGTCAATTAAAAGAAGTTCTTAATCAATTTAATTGGATAGAAGATATAAACGAAACTACACTTACAATAACTATAAGAAAAACAAATAGTACAATATCATTAAAGTCTGCTGATTTACCTGACACACTTAGAGGTACAGGTTTAAACTTTCTTATATTAGATGAGTTTGCAGATATAGATAAGAGAGCATGGTTTGAAGTATTAAGAGCATCAGTATCAGATACACTTGGTCATGTTATGATGTGTGGTACTCCAAAAGGTTATGGTAATTGGAGTTATGAGATGTACTTAAAAGGTAAGCAAGACCCTGAGTGGGATAGCTTTCAATTTACTACTTTACAAGGTGGTATGGTATCTGAGAAAGAACTTAATCAAGCTAGACAAGACTTAGACCAAAGAACATTTAGACAAGAGTTTGAGGGTACTTTCGAGAATTATGCTGGAGCAATATATTATAATTTTCATCCTGTTGATTCTGTTATTGAAAAACATATAGATTATGCAAAGCCTTTACATATTGGCATGGACTTCAATGTCAATCCAATGTCATGTTGCGTAGCACAAATAGAAAAAGATAAGATATACATAGTTGATGAGATAGTCATTTATTCAAGTAATACTGATGAAATGGTACAGGAAATAAGAGATAGATATGGAACTAAGATGCACATAACTATTTACCCTGACCCAGCTTCAAGACAAAGAAAAACAAGTGCTGGTGGGAGAACTGATTTATCAATATTACAGAATGGTGGCTTCCATGTTAAAGTAAAAAATAGACATCCAGCAGTAAGAGATAGAATCAATGCTGTAAATTCTAAACTCAAAGATACTAATGGAAATCGTCATATTTTTGTTTCCAAATCTTGCAAAACATTGATAAAAGGATTACAAAGACAAACATACAAGGAAGATACAAATATTCCTAACAAAGAGGATGGATTTGACCATATGAATGATGCTTTGGGTTATATGATTGATTACATAAAACCTTTAGTAGTTCAGATGCCAAGTTCAAGACCTACTAGATGGACAATGAAATAGATTATGGCATATTCACGAGACGAAGCATTTGAGACCCACAAAGACTACAAAGAAAATGTTAATCAATGGGAATATTACATAAGATCATTTAATGGTGGTTATGATTATACATTGGGTCAATACCTTAACAGATATAATTTAGAATTAGACAACGAGTACAATCAAAGACTTGGTAATACTCCATGTGATAACCATTGTAAAAACATTATACAAATCTATTCATCATTTTTATTTAGAGTTAAAGCATCAAGAGATTTTGGTGCTATGGCTGATGAGCCTAGTTTAGAATTATTCTTAAAAGACTCTGACTTAGATGGAAACCATTTTGACTCTGTAATGAAACAGGCTCAAAACTATGCTTCTATTTATGGACATTGTTTTTTAGTTTTAGATAAACCAAAAGTCACAACAAATACAAGAGCAGAAGAACTAGACCAAGACATAAGACCATATATGTCAATACTAACACCTGAGAATGTTTTAGATTGGAATTTCAAAAGAGAAATAAATGGAAAATACACATTAGATTATCTGAAAGTAAGAGAGGAAGTAGATAAGGATGGTGGCACTTACTTTAGATTATGGTATCTTGATCGGATTGAAACTGTCTATGCAAAAACAGACAGAGACGAGCCGACAATAATAGATACTGCCGATAATCTGATTGGCAAGATACCAGCAGTTATCTTATACAATTCCAAATCGCACAAAAAGGGAATTGGTCAATCAGACCTTACTGACATAGCTGATTTACAAAAAGCTATCTACAATGAGTTGTCAGAAGTAGAACAACTTATTAGATTAACAAATCATCCTAGTTTAGTTAAGACTCCATCGGTTAATGCGTCTGCTGGTGCTGGTGCTGTAATAGAAATGCCTGAAGAATTAGAGCCTAATTTAAAACCATATCTACTTCAACCATCAGGGCAAAATTTACAGGCAATAATGGATTCTATAAATGGCAAAGTAAATGCTATTAATAGAATAGCACATACAGGAGCAGTAAGAACAACTAAACAAGCAGTATCTTCAGGAATAGCTTTACAAACAGAATTTGAATTACTTAATGCAAGACTATCAGAAAAAGCAGACAATCTACAAATAGCAGAAGAACAAATATTTAGATTATATGCACTATTTCAAAATGCTACATTTGATGGAGAAATAAATTATCCTGATTCATTTAACATAAGAGATTATGCTACTGATCTTATTTACTATCAACAAGCTAAGTCTATTGGTATTGGCTCTCCTACATTTATGAAAGAAGTAGATAAAGAGATTGCAAGAGCAGTAGTAGATGATAACGAAAAACTTAATGAGATATTTGATGAAATAGACTCAGCTTCAGAAGTTGGTCAATTTACACAAGACGAAGTTCAACAAGAAACAGTAGAAGAAGAAGAAGTTTAATGAATGTCAGATATAGTAAAAGACTTAACAGAATACAGAATCAGAGGTATTGAAAAAGCCGAAGTTGAATTTTACGAATCACTTACAAGAACACTAGATAAAATAGAAGATGAGATAGTAGCATTAGCTGATACTAATTTACCAAGACAGGCTGGTAAGCTTATTGAACTACAAAGTGCAGTAGCAATAAGACCAAAGATAAAAGCAATACTTGATAAAGAATATTTACCATTTGCAGATAGAGTTGTTAGAAAAGGTTTTGGAGAACAAGCTAAAAGAGTTGAGAGACAATTTAAAACAATAGGATTAATACCACCTGAATTTCAAGAACTTACAAAGGGAGATTTAGCTTTAGTAAAAAATTTAAAGCAACAATATTACACACAGTTTAAAGATGTATCAAACAATTTTACAAGAATACTATCAGATAAAGTATATCAAAACACATTAGTTGGAACTGAATTTACAGTATTAGAAAAAGAATTAAGAGAATCTATTAATGGTATTTATGCAAGTTCAAGAGACCCAGCAGTAAATAGATTAGTAAGTTATGTAAAAAGAAACAGAGATAATCCAAGATTAAAAGGTAGAGTAGATTCAGCTATTAAACAATTACAAAGTAAATATGCAAGAACTAGAACAGGCGAGAATATGAAAAGATATGCTGGTCAAATACTTAATGATTCTTTACGAGACTTTGATGCTACATTAAACTTTAATAAATCAAAAGATGCTGGACTTACATTTGTTAAATATTATGGAGATGTAATACCTACAACAAGAGATTTATGTAGAAGAATGGTAGGTGGACAGCTTAACAAAAGAAAGAATGGTTTATTTACCATAGCAGAGATACAAGACATTTGGGCTAGTAGAAGTTGGTCAGGTAAAAAGGGTGGTAATCCAATGGTAGTCAGAGGTGGATATAATTGCAGACATCAGTTTAGTTATGTAAATCCTGATTGGTATGAAGATGATGGAGAAGATTCATCTACACTTTTAAAAGATTCTAAACAAGATACAAAACCAACAACTTCAATATTTGGAGATATATCAGATGAAGAAAGAAAATATTTACCATTAGCATTTGGTACAGTTGCAACAAACTTTACTAGAACTATTAGTAAAATACCTAAATCTCCTAAGATGCCACAGTTAAGAGGAGATAATGCTTTTTATAGACCTACAACAGACGAAATAAATTTAAGTGATTTTAATATAGAAAATAATTTAAGAGCAAGACGAATATATGCACATGAATTTGGACATAAGATTGATCACAATATTGGAAACATAATGTTAGAAAAAAAAGATATAGCAAAAAAAATTATACCAAATTCTGATAGGGTAGTTTATTCAACAACATCTTTTAGAAAAACATTATTTGACGATGTTGTAGATGAAAGAA